AGTTAATGCCGATGAATGGTGTGCTACTGCGGCAACAGATGGATTGAAATTCTATTACAACAGCCGCTTTATTATGTTGTTGAAGCCTAAAGAAGTTGAATTCTTAGTTGGTCATGAAGTGTTACACGTTGTATATGACCACATGGGTCGTAGAGGTACACGTGATCCTCAGTTGTGGAATATTGCTGATGACTATTGTGTGAATGCTGACTTGAAAAAGCATAATGTAGGCCAATTCATTACATCGGTGCCTTGCTTGTATGAGAAAAAGTATGAGGGTTGGACTGCTGAGGCAGTATATGATGACTTGTATGATAAAGCAGATAAAATTGATTTGGATAAGTTGATTGACCAAATGCTTGATGAGCATATGGACGGTGACGGTGACGGTGAATCTGAAGGTGACGGTGACGGTGACAAAGAAGGTAAAGCTAAACGCCCTCGTATGAGTTCCGAAGAACGTGAACAAGCACGTCAGGAAATGAAACAAGCTATTCTGCAAGCCGCACAAAGTGCTGAGGCAGGCTCTATCCCTGCAGGTGTTGAAAGATTAATTAAACAAGTTACTGACCCGGTTATGCCTTGGCGTGAACTGATTCAAACTAACTTAACTAGTTGCATTCGTACTGACTTTAGCTGGATGCGAGCCAATCGCAAAGGCTGGCACATGGATGCTATCATGCCCGGTATGACTCCCGGTGAAGAGATTGATGTTGTGGTTGCACTTGATATGTCAGGTAGTATTAGCAATGCACAAGCACAAGCATTCTTAGGTGAGATTGCAGGTATGATGGATAGCTTTGATGGCTACAAGGTGCATGTATTCTGTTTTGATACTAACACATATAATCCACAAGATTTCTCAAGTGAGAACATGGATCGCATTGATGAATACGAACCTCAAGGTGGTGGTGGTACTGACTTTGATTGCATCTTTGATTACTTGAAAGAAAATGCAATTGAACCTAATCGTTTGATTGTGTTTACTGATGGATATCCCTTTGGTTCATGGGGTGACCCTGACTATTGTGATACTACTTGGATCATTCATGGTGACAAGAATCCAAATCCCCCATTCGGTACTTATGCAATTTATGATGAAAAATAAAATATGATGTACATTGGTACTAGTCTTGGTGGATGTTTGCTTAGTCTTATGAATGGTGAAGTGTCCGAGGATGAGGTTATGGTCATCATAACTCGTACCGATGCACCTGACTATGATAGATATATTGGTGTAGTGAAAGCATACCACGCACAAGGTAATCCATTTGCTAGTAATCCCGAACGATACGAATTGGATGACTATAGGTTAGACGGTTTAATTGATTTAGCGACTAGATTGTGGAACAGTGGTAAGATTCATCAACCGCGAAGTTTTATGGGTGATAGTTTGGGTACACACCCATTTAGAAATGAATACAAACTTTGGTTTCAAGTAGTACCTACTCTTGATAATAATACACCTGCAGTTGTAGATGCCTACGAAAAATATAAAATGTTGGATATATTGACAAGATAAATTTTACCACTAATCAAACTCATATTAAATATCTTAAGCATAAAAGCTTTAGGAGAATATTATGAGTTTTTTAAGACACGTTGGTAAAATGGGTGATAGAAAAGTGGCAATCGTATTTCGGGAAATTCCCGGAGAGCCGCATATGGGTTTAGTTGTTAATACAGAAACACTTCATGCCCAATTACATGATGCATTGATAAGAAGCATTGAAAGCGATATCGGTCAAGCCAGCGAACACCTAGCTGATGCATTGAATCGTAGTTATACACAGGATGGTAAAATCATTCTTCAAGTGTTGCACAAAGAAGGCATGTTGAAAAAAGTGCAAACTGCTCAAGTGTTAGTAACACCAAACCCTAGTACTACAATTAGACTTGATGAATTAAACAAGATACTAAATGATATGAAACAGGGAGAGGATGCAGTTAGAAAAATGGCTGACATGGATCAAAGTGCAGGAATGAGAACTCCAGCAGAAGTAGCACGTAAAATGCGTGATCCAATTGTTTCTAATGATGTACTTGATGATATGGTTCTTGCTAAACAACGTATTGAACAAGCTGAAAAAATGGAACGTGAAGCAAAAGGTCTGTTAGCAGAATCACAACGTTTGCGTGATGAAGCTGTTCAAATGGCGCCATCACTAAAACCTAAAACTACTAAAGCAAAAAAAGCTACAGTTGTTGAGGCAGTTGTTGCACCAGTAAAGCCAGCCAAAGCACCTAGAAAAACAAAGACTACTGCCTGATCCCAACTACTAGTTAATAGGGAATAGGTAATGTCAACTGAATTTTACAACAAATGGCAAAATATCCTTGAGGATGTTGAAAAGAGTAAAATACCTATTCAATTCATAAAAAAGATAATTCTTAAATTTCAAGGAAAACGTCAACAAACTATTAATATTCAAACATTACTAAAACAAGGGTTAGAGCCTGAAGAGGTGGAAGAAATCGTTAATCGCAAATTAATTGAACTCGACCATCAAATTGTGAATCTTGAATTTATATTGAATGTTGAAAACATTGCTGATACAGTACAGCCTGAGACTGATAAGTTATTAGGTAAACTATAAAACAAATTACCCTATTATAGGGTAATTTGCCAAATGATGTTGTGTTAAGTTTAATGATTTGATATAATCGCAACATGAAAACATATTTACAACTTTTACAAGATATATTAGATAACGGAGAAATAAAAGATGATAGAACTGGCGTTGGCACTATTAGTGTGTTTGGACGTAGTATTCGCTTTGATTTGCGTAGGGGCTTTCCAGCCGTCACTACCAAAAAGTTGGCTTGGAAAGCCTGTGTCGGTGAACTCCTCTGGTTCATCGAAGGCTCGCAAGACGAAAGGCGCCTCGCAGAGATTACGCATGGCAGCAAAGAAGGCACCGTAACAATCTGGACACCCAACGCACTTGCACCTTACTGGAAAGATAAGGCAGAATTTGAGGGTGACTTGGGAAGAGTATACGGAGTGCAGTGGCGACACTGGAAAACTGATGATAAAGAAATAGACCAATTAAAAAATTTAGTTGAAGGATTAGTTAGTGATCCCAATGGTCGTAGACATATTCTTAGTGCATGGAATGCAGGTGAACTAGATAAAATGGGATTGCCACCATGTCACATGATGAGTCAATTCTATGTCAATAAAAATCGTGAACTATCTTGTCATATGTACCAGCGCAGTGTGGACGTGTTTCTTGGTCTACCCTTTAACATTGCTAGCTATGCGTTACTTACTCATTTGATTGCACATCATTGTAATTTAAAAGTAGGTGAACTGATTATCAGTACAGGTGATACACATATCTACACAAATCATGTTGACCAAGTTAAAGAACAACTAAGTCGTGAACCACATCTATTACCAACACTGATGTTGAATTCACAAAAGAACAATATCTTTGAAATGACAATGCAAGACATTCACTTAGAAAATTATCAAAGTCACGGTGCAATTAAGGCAACAATGGCAGTATGATTCAATATCAAGACCCTGAAACAAAATTATACACTTATAAGGTGCATGAGTTTATGATGGGTGATGTTGAAGATCCTGACCTATATGCATCAAACAGTCTTTGGGATTGGGAGAAAACACCTGCAGGCAATTGGGTAATGAACAACAGTGAACCTACCCCAAGCTGGCATAGAATGCCCGATGGATATGGATGGAGATATGAGATTCGTGCTTATCTTACATCAGAACAATTAATGTATTATAGGTTACGTTTTGAATAAGTTAGAATTTTTTGTAAAGTGGTCGGCTACAGTGTTTGCACTTATAACAGTGTATCTTACTAGCCATGACATTATACCATTGAACAAATATATGGGTATATTAACTGCATTCTTGTGGATGTGGTTAGGCTTTATGTGGAAACAACCAAGCATGTGGGTATTGAATATCATTATGATTGGATTGTATGTAAAAGGATTATTGACATTATGACATTTGAACAAATTTTATTTGCAGTTGGGGTATGGGCTATATTGATAGGTGTATCTTATACTCATATCGGTTGGGCAAAGATTAAAGAATGCTATGGTATGTGGTTCACTAAAGAGTACTGGACTGACTACAACACCGTCGAGTTTGTTAGTTGGTTAGCAAAAGCAATCATTATTATTCCTGGATTGATTTTTGGAATTCAATTATGGTGGTTGTATTTTCTAACACTTGCAACCAGTCTAACTCTTATTTGGGCTAGTAATAAAAAGTTTTTGCCTACATTAGTTGGATTCAACACAATGTGGGTTTGGTTAAGTTTAATGGTAATTGCACAACATATATTATGAATATTTTAGTAACAGGTGGTCTTGGCCTTATCGGACATAATGTAGTCAAACGACTACAGGATGATGGACATATAGTATCTATCCTAGATATCAAGACAGACTATGGTATTATTCCTCACTCTGAAATTAATTACTTGATGGCTGAACGTAGAAAAAAAATTGATGCAGATAGTTATATCTATGAACGTGATATTTGTGATGCAGATGAGGTTGAACATGTTTTTAATATTGAACAGCCTGAGATTGTAATTCACATGGCTAGTTTCCCTAGACAGAAAGTTGTGAATGCAAACCCAGCATTAGGTAGTCGTACTATGAGTGAAGGATTACTCAATCTGTTGGAAGCTAGCAATAAATATGAAGTAAGGAAGTTTATCTATATCAGCAGTTCAATGGTATACGGTGACTTTAGTGATGATGTTACGGAAGATGCCATCTGTAACCCCCAAGGACAATATGGCATTATGAAATTAGCAGGAGAATGGCTTGTTAGAGATTATACTCGTAGAACTAATATTGTGCATACTATCATTCGCCCTAGTGCTGTATATGGACCTTTGGATGTAGAAGATAGAGTAATAAGTAAATTTTTACTTGCCGCAATGCGCGGAGAAACTATCCAGGTTAACGGTGAAACAGAAACACTAGACTTCACGTATGTAGATGATGCCGCAGATGGTATTGTTGCTGCCGCATTATCTGATAATACGGAAAACAAGACATACAATATCACAAAAAGTCACAGTGTTACACTAATAGAAGCCGCACGTATGGCACTAGAACTTGCTGGAGGTGGCATGTTGACAATAAGAGATAGAGACCTTGATTTCCCTAGTAGGGGAGCATTGAATATTACTGCGGCCAGACGTGACTTTGAATTTGACCCCAAAGTTGACGTTGCTGAGGGCTTTAAAATATACTATGATTGGCTAAAGTCATCTTCCTATTATAATAAATAAGAGTATGTGGATAATATCATTTTTACCAAATTGGGTCTTTCATGCAATGTTAGCAGTAGGTGTACTGGGAACATTTGTCGGTTTAGTACTGGGTACGGTACCTGGTAGTATCAAACTATATGCCCTTCCTGTTCGTGTTATTAGTTTAATTGTGCTTTCTTTTGCAATATATTTAGAAGGCGGACTAGCAGACTATGCCGCCTGGGAACTTAAAGTTAAAGAAGTTGAGGCTAAGTTAGCACTAGCTGAGGCACAAAGTGCAAAAGAAAATACAAAGATTGTAACCAAAGTAATTACAAAAACACAGATTGTACGTACACGTGGTGAAGATGTTATCAAGTATGTTGACCGTGAGATTATCAAATATGATGAGAAGTTCGCAAAAGGTGGAGTATGTGAAATACCACAAGAATTTATTAAAGCACACAATGATTCTGCGGAGCAACCAAAATGAATTTACTTAAATTATTTGTACTAGCAATTTTTATTATACTTGCATTCCTTGCAACAGGATGCTCAACAGTAGTACCAGTTACTGCTAAATTCCCTGAAGTTCCAGAAAGATTATTAGAAAAATGCCCTCAGTTAAAAAAATTAGAAGAAGAAACAAAGTTAAGCGACATAAGTAAGACGGTTACAATAAACTATACCACTTACTATGAATGTGCTGTAAAGCACGATGCATTCGTAGAGTGGTATAAAATTCAAAAAGATATTTTTGATAAAGCTGGCAAATAATTAGTCTGCGCTAGCACTAGTTCCGCATTTCTTTCTCTTGGCGTTAGTCAACGCACCAAAATCAACAGGCCATTCTTTTCCAGGTTGCAATTCAATTGCACCTTGAGGGAAAGCATATGTTACTCCTGCTTGTGTCATAATCTGTGCAATAGGTACACGAAACTTAGTTAAGTCATTACCTAAGTTAGGATATGGCGCAACGTGTGGGAAAGCCCATCCAGCAACTTCTTTAGTCTGATTGTTGATTACAATCTTGTAGAAAGCATGTGGTACAACTACACCGTTACCGATTTTCTTATCAGAAGCGGAATATATACCACCAACGTATACTGTAAAACTTTGATTGCGCTGTACAGTCCATCCCCTGACACTGGTCTCTAGTAATTTCCAAATGCCACGATTTAAAGAACCCGCCTGAGGACTCATGTTCGTCATCAAGAAACTTTCGAACTCGACTTGCGGGTCCCATGATAAATCCCCGTCTGGCGCCATATGTCCTTTATCGTAGCCTGTAGCCGCATAATCATCTGGTCTTGCACCGCCTTGTATGAATTGATTGGCTGCAAATGCATTTGTACGTGCTACACACCCTAATGCATTCTGTGGAAGTAATTCGTATGTTACGAACTTTGGTAGTTTAGCGGCTGCATCATACCCAACCAAATATGCTTGTTGACATAATGGTTGAACTCCTGTTGTTTGGGGGAACCCATAGGGTGCATGTACTAGACACTGTTGTACCGGGAAAGGTTGACGTTGAGTCCAAGCAAATACACCACTTGTAGCTAATAAGAATAGCAACCCTGTGATTAATTTACGCATATTTGTCTCCTAAATATGCATATATTTATCTTTGGTTAACGACGGTGATTCATTATCCTACGAATGGCGGACAAATCATCATCACCTTCTTGTACTTTATTCCCTTCCCCGGTGGCAGGCGTTGCGGGGGCAGTTGTAGCTGATGAAGCACTTGGTGCTGTTGGTGCTGTTGGTGATGTGGCTGTAGTCGCGGGTGCAGGTGCTGCCGGAGCAGGTGCGGCCGGTTTAGGTACTGTAGCTGTAGTCGCGGGTGCGGGTGCTGCCGGAGCAGGTGCGGCCGGTTTAGGTGCTGTAGCTGTAGTCGCGGGTGCGGCTGGTTTACCTCCGACAGTAGCCGGAGGATAATCGCTGGCTGTCTTACGGTTACTAGGAGCCACTCCATCTGCATATTGTGTTGGTTTCAAAGTGGCACTAGGCATGTTGTTTGGGTTAACTACACTTTTAGCCATTCCCTGAATATTTGATGCCGCTTGATTAGCATCAAATTTTTCTACTTCATCTGGATTACTAGCATCAATGGTTTGTTGTGCTTGACGCCATTGTTGCTGTTGCTGTGGTGATAATTTTGCGTATTCAGGGTTTTTTGTTGGATCTTGTCCTTTGAACGTTCTAACGTCATTAGCAACACCTTTCATTAATTGAGGTGTAAATTGTTTAATAGCATTACCAGCTTGTTGTGCCAGCTGATTAACGTTTGGTTGTGCTTTCGGTAAATCGTTTATTACGCCTTCTTCTTCTGTTAATCTATTCAGTATAGAAACGTATGCTTTTACATATTTTGAGTCCATTTGTGTTCCTTGGAAGTATGTAGTATTTATGATAAATACTGTATTACGGAACATATCACATGGCATACGCAAACATTCTTATAGGTGACTTACCCAACGACGGCACGGGTGATCCGTTACGAGTTGCATTTGGCAAAATCAACAATAATTTTGCTATTTTAGAGGTAGTAGCTCAACCATCAGGACCAAATGGAGCTTTTCAATTTAAAACAACTTCTAATATAAACGGAGAAATCTCAAATACTATAGCTGGAACTAGTGCTTTAACATTTGATGGTAGCAACGTTACTATAGGGACAAATATAATTCCTACAGCAAATGTTAATATAGGCAGTCCAGCTAATACAATTCAAAATATCTATGTAGGTAATAGTATTAAAGTTGGTGGTGTTATACTAACTGGCACTCCAAATAGTATCAATTATTCTGCTACAGTGAGTGCAGTAGACCTTAAAGCCACAAATAGTCTACAAATTGGGACTACAGTACTAGTTGACACCAGCGCATTCCAAGTAATAACACCAGATAGCTCTATTGACCAACTAATATACCAAATTCCAATGTCTCAAATAAGAACTGTTAGGTTTGAAATAACCTCAGTAGAATCTAATACGCAAAATAGTCAATTTGCAGTAGTAGAAGCTACTAAACAAAACAATAACTCAGGTGTAAAGTATGTTGTATCTGGTACTATATTTGTAGGTACCGTGTTAACAAACTATAGTGTAACAACTACATTTGGACAATTAAAATTTAATGTATCTCCGTTCCTAAATAGCACTATAACTCATAGCGTAGTTGTTAAGATAAATACTTGATATGAGAGCAAA